TTGGTTCAATGTCAACTACTAACTCAGGATAGCGCTTAGAAAGGTCTTCAACGCTGGCAAGTGAAACGGGGTCTGTGTATTGTGACCCGTTATTTGCCATGGTTAATTACTCCTTTGTAGAACGGCGCTTAGTGGGTGAAGCAACTTCAATTGCTTCTGAGATGTCTTCTGAGGCAGTCTCGCTCTTTTCAGCGGCCTTTGGGGCTGCCTTCTTTGGAGCAACTTTTTCTTCTACCTTTTCAACTTCTGCTTCAACGGCCTTTTCGACCTTCTTTACTTCTTTTGTTACGGTGTAAAACAGTTCACCAGGGATTGAAAGAAGCGAGTGAGCCAAACGAGCAGGTACTTCAATCGCACCTTCGTCTCCGGCCTTTTCCCAGTTGTATCCTTCAGTGCCGCCTGGCTGATTTGCTGCTAGTAAAACCATGGTAAAACCTTTCATAAATTGAATCCAGCGCGGCGGGCGGGGGAGGAACGAGGGAACCCGCCCGCCACACTGAAACTTGACTACCTAATGATTAGTCAACTACAAACGATGGAGTGTAGTTCGTGTTGGTAGGAGTAATTCCGTTACCAGCAGTCTTGTCCAAAGCAGAAGCAACGTTGGCCAAACGACCAATGTACTTAGGTGCACGAACAGCAAGCGTAGTGTCCGCAACGAATGCGAATGGCAGGCTGTCAGGCGATGCTGTAGTTGGGTACACGTTGACAGGCTGCATCTCACGAACGAATGGACGTACGATGTAGTTGGGGTCACGTGACATGAGGTAGATGCTCTGCTCACCGTTTGAGGTAAGTGGGTTCAATCCGCTGTTGCTGTAAGCGTAAGCGGCAGGGTATGAAGCCTGTACGTTTGAACCGTTGTAAGCAATAAGAGTTGTACCGTTGTCAACAATCTTCGTGGTAGCCCAGACGTTGCCGGTGCTGTCCGTGAAGTTTGCGTCAACAATTCCGAGCAACGTGAACTGAGTGTTCGTTGGGGTTGAAACAGAAGCGCGGTATACCTTGTAGTGAGTTGGCTGTGAACCTTCTGGGCCGGTCGGCGTGCTGAACGAAAGCGTGCAAGCAGAGGTCGAAGGCGTGAGGGTTGAAGTCTTTGCAGCCTGGATTTCACCAAAGCGAGCAATAACAGGTGCAACTGCGTAGGTGTAGTTTCCGCTCAGAGTACCCGTACCCGTTGCAGCGCCAGTTACGGTGCCCATTTGGTTAGTACGAGGTGAAAGGAACGAAGTCTTAACGATTGGAACACCACGGTATGTGGGAACAATCAAACCTGCGGCAATTTCAACTTCGTCAACAAAACGCTGTTGGTTGACGAGCAACTGTGACAGACGGCTGTTGGCGTTAGGTGACATGAGGAACATCCACTCAGAGTTCTCAACTGGCTCAGCAACGTTCGATTCAACGAGGTCGATGAGAAGGTCAAGTCCACCAAGGGTGAGGCTGTTGCCACCGAAGTTAATTGAGTTCTGGTCTACGCCGTCAACCCATGGGTTGTAAGCAGCGCCAGCCCAAGTCGAAGCACCACCGTAGTTGTCGATAGCACCGCCACCGATACCCTGTGAAGGGCCACCAGTAGAAGACGAGGTGAATGACGAGCAAATTACGTCAAGACCGTCGAACTGAGGGTAAGGTCCGTTAACCGTAGGTGCACCAGCACCCCAGATAATGGCAGTTTCCATGTCCCAGTAAAGACCGCGGGCAGCACCCTCGATTTCACGGGCGCGGAGGTCGCCAATCAGGTCTGCGGTAACAGCCTGTGAGTAACCAGTTACAGCACCAACGCTCTGGAGCAGACGAATCTGGAAGTTCTCCTGTGCGTAGTTTGATGTTGATACTGGACGTGCACCGCCGTCAGTGACGAATCCGCCCTGAGGAAGCGTTGTACGCTTGTTGAAGTAGTAAACTGTTGAGCCCCACTTGACCGTAGGCAGCGAGCGTACGAGCGGCGCATAGCGGCGCTGGTACTCAAGCAATACTGGGTCAATCTGCTTCTGTACGAGTGCGGCTGCACCCGCGGCAGTAAGGGCCTCTTCCAAATCGTTAGCCATTGCTAATTCTCCTTAATTATTTTTGGATAGGGGTTTATTTTTATTGCTTAGAAGCCGCGGTCGGCCTGAGCAAACTTGCTTTCAAAGAATGGGGTTGAGCCCCATGCTTGTACTTGAACCTTGCGGAATGCAGAAGAGTTCATCTCTGCAAGTGCGCGTGGGTCCAATTCCTCCGACTCTGACAAGTCAGAGGCGTCGTTTCCAGTTGAGCCACTGGTCAAGCCCTTACGGAAAGTGGTTCGGCCACCTCGGTAAGACTCAACAGCGTTCTTTGTGGCTTCGGCTACTGCGTCAGCGGCTGCCTTAGCGGCGGCCTCTGCAACAAGAGCCTGTACCTGCTCAAAAGTAAATGTGTTTTCGTTCACGGTGTTCTCCTGTGATTCGATAGATTCCTCGGCTGCAACTTCTTCGGCAGCAACTTCTTCGGCAGGGGCTTCAGCCTCTGCTTCTGGTGCTACCTCAGCGTCTGCGGCTTCTGGTTCGGTTGATTCGACTGGCGTCTTTGCAGCAACAATCATTGCGGCAAGAGCCTGAAGGTCTGCGTCACTCAGCGTACGAGTAGCAGCGGTTTCAAGCGTTGCCTCTTCAGCCGGAGTTTCTACAGCGGTGTTTTCGTCGGACACTTCTGTCTCCTTTTCTTCAGTTGGGGCATTGTCGCTTGACTCTGCCTGTGGTACGGGGTCCCCACAAGTGGGGCAATACATGGCGTCCTGTGGAGCAGAAGTTCCACAGTTGCCACATGTTCCAGCGTCTGCTGGGCTGCTAGGAACAATCGTTCCGCAGTTGTGGCAGAAGTTTGCGTCTTCAAGCATGGACGCTCCGCATTCGGAGCATTCCATGTTGTTGTCATCTGTCTTCATGTTTTCATCCTCTGGTCCCATGCCACCAGCATCGCCGGTTGCATCTACCTGTGACCAGTCAGGCTTAGAGAGGTAAATGTCGCCGTCGTCATCGGGGTCGATGGCGTGCATAGCGGCAATAGCACCAAATGCGATGCGGTTTGCGACGGTCTTAAGCAAGTGTGGGTCTTGCGTGTAACCAGTAATGTTGATTGAGTCTGCATCATTGTTCAATGATATTGAAGCATACGCTTCAAGTATTTCCTGGAAGTCGTTAGCAAGCGTTTCGTGCTCGCTAACAATGTTGATGCCAAACTTCTTTGCGGCTGACTTAATTCGCGACTTAATGCGAGAAAGTTGAGCGGCAGTGTAAAGGCTTGCGTTTTTGTCCTGGTTGATGTAAGACCAGGCTGCGCGGACGTGAGCAGCAGTGTTAATTGGGTAGCGCTTTTGCTTGTCCTTCTGGTAACCAGGGTCAGCGTAGGCTACGTCACCGTAAGGCTTCTTAGCGTCCTTTTCAAAGATTGAGTTGACCGCATCTTCTACAGCGGTTTCAACCGCATCACGAATAACGTCAGCGGCTTCGTAAGCAACCAACTCTTCGTCGCGAGATACAATCTCAACGTCATCTACAGATTCAAAAATAGCCAAGGCATTTCCCTTCGTGTATGACTCAGCCAGGGCGGCGTACTGAATCTCAGCACCCTCAACGCCAGGACTGTTTGTGAAGTCAATGCCGTGAATAGCAAGGTCGTCAGCAGTTGTTGCTTCCTCGCCATCAGTGTGGGTGATAGAACGAGGGTTTCCTCGCCATTCACCACGGATTGAAACTCCCTTAATGAACTTTCCAACAGTCAGGGCAGCAATGTCGCGTCCATAAGTCGTGTTGGGGATGTCGGCTTCAAATGAGGCAGAGCCATCATTGTTAAGCCAAACGTCCTTGATGTTGCCAACTGTTGAGAGGGCATCATCCTTAAAAGCCGCGCCATGGCTTGTGGCCATGTTGATTGGCATACCTTCACCTGAGGAAAGTTGCTGCTTCATGCGCTCTACGGCCTTTGCAATGTTTCCGCGAGTGTAAAGACGGCGGTTCTTTGAAAGTCCGGGCTTTAGAAAAACGCCACGAATAGTGGCTGCCTTAGTAGAGGCCATTGTTTTCTCCTGGGATTCTTTTGCGTCTAGTTTTTTAATAATTCCATTAACCCAAGAACGACCGGCATCTCCACCCCAGCCCAGCCAAGCAATGTAGCCAGCAGAAGGGTTTGACGCGTTTGCCCAATCCTTGCCCTTTTTGTCAACTTCGTGACGAGCAAAGTATGAGTGCATTCTCTTAATGGTATCGACAGAGATGTTCTTACCGTTAGAAAGGTCTCTTGCACGCGCAACGCCAACGGCTGTCATGCCTCGCTTAAACTCCTTGCGAAGTTCAAGGGAGCGAGCAGCGTTCTTTCGAACTTGTTCTGGTGGTGAAAAACTGTCTGCCATAATTAATCTTTATCTTGGCGTGTAAAAACGCCCGTGACGCTTCCAATGTTTAACGTGAGTAAAACGCTTAGAGCGAATTTTCGAACGCTTTTTGAAAGCGGGTCTAGTGGCCTTACCCCAAGCAGTTCTTTCATAAAAACGGCCAGGTGCAAGTTCACCTCGAAACTTTTTAAATTTTCCAGAAACGCTTGGTTTCTTTAGCGTTACCTTTTTGTGGTAACCAATCCATCTAACTCCACGTGCGTGTTGTTTAATGGAAGCAATTTCAGACATGCGATACAGGCGATTACGTGCTGCATCACCTCTTGACTTCATCGTGCTTTTAGCAAAAGCATGGTATGTCGCTGATTTTGTGCGTCTGAACTCACCTCTAGCCATTCGGGCTTTAGTAAGGTTCGCTCTTTCTGCCGCCAACTGTGCAGCCGTCTGTTGTCCAGATGGGTGCTTGGCGTGCATGGCATAAGCGCCTGCTTGTCCAAGCCAGTTGCCCATTTTAACCTACTTCTTTTGAAACCAATGCTGCCGCTTTTGCGGCGGTAAGACCAAGAAATGGATAAACCGGTTGTCCTTCGCTGTAGAAATCCATACCGTTAATGTTTATAGGTTCTTGGCCTTCGTTGTTTTCGTTTTCATCGGGCATCTTATTCCTCTACGGATTCTGATACTGATTCGGTTCCCGAAGGCGCTTTAGGAGCGGATAACGGTGAAGACGTTTGACCTGGCTTCTTTGCGCCGGTAGAAGTCTTGCTTGACTTATCCTTAGGAGACCTAGTTGTCCTTCCACTGACGTTAGAGCCAGGGTTGGTCGTAGGCGCTACTGGAGCGTTCTTTGTCTTTGCGGCTGGTGCCTTTACGGCGTCGTCGCCAGTATTGACTTGTTCCATTGTGGAGCCTTGAGACTGAACAACCTTAAGGTTAGCCTGTGAAAGTGCGCTAAGGTCTGACCATAGAACCATGTTCTGTCGGTCAATAAGAACAGCGTCATCTCCACCAGGAACAGGTGGTTCGCCAATGTCGGCGCGGGCACGGTTAAGTGTCCAAGAACCGTTGCGAATTCGCTGGTCACGAATGGTTTCGATAACTTCGTCGTCTCGCCAGTCAACAACGCCAAACTTAAGAATCCAGTCGGTGATACCGTAAGCCTGGTACATAAGAGCGAAGGTCAACTTCTCAAGAACAAGTTCCTGAATAGGACCAACGGTGTTAACGCGGAATGTCTTGTCTTGCGCGGTTCCAGTTCCACCGCCAAGGTTACCGGCTTCAACGACGCCTACCTTTGATGGTGGCACACCGTAACCGGAGAGAATTTCATCTCGGCGCTGTTGAAGTGTGTTAAGCCAGTTGTTAATCTGGTTGCTTCCCATTTCAGTAACGACTGCGCCACCCTTTGTTTCAAAAAGGTTGCCAATGTTGCGAGCGCCAAGGTTGCGAATAGCGTACTGTTGCTGGAGTCGCTTCATTTCCGTTTCGGGAAGAGCAAGAGGCCAGTCAACGTGGGCTCGCAGTGGGTCACCGCGCTTCATCGTTTCTTTGATGAGTGCAGCAGTGAAAAGCCAAGAAGTGATAGGCAGAATGTTCTTCTGCGTTGGGCTCACGCCGTAAAGAGTATCTCCTGGAGCATCAAACTTGATGTGGATAACCTCATTAGGCTTAAAACGAGCCTCACGGTTCGTAGGGGTCTTTTGGTAGTAACCCTTAACAACTCCGTGTTCGTCTGCCATAACAGACATTGATGTTGGGTCGAGCGGGTATAAAGCGACCGGCTCTTTCATAACCCAAACAACTTCGATAAAAGCGTCACCAAAAATCAAAAGGTCAGTAATAACCTTGCGCATAAGTTGGCGAACGTCGTCGTTGGGGTTAATGTACTTAAGAAGTTCTTGAACCTTCTTGACTTGTTCGCTTGCTTCTGGTGTGCGAATCTTTCCGGTTGAGCCACCTTCATAGGCAACTTCAAGTCCACCAGCAGTTGCGGTTCGCGCAATCGTGTCGATTGCAGCAGAAGACCACGGGCAAGCAAGGTAAGCCTGCAACAACTGTTGCATGAATGTTGGTCGGTCAAGAGTACCGGCAGTAACGTTCTCACCAGGGTTTACCTCAGTGGAACCACCGATTGGAACACCCGTTGCATAACCTGCACGGCGTGGACCACTCTTAGGACGAGACTCTTCTAATGTGCTTTCATAAGAAGAGTTGACCTCTTCGAGTCCCCTTCTAAAAGATGTAATAGCCATCTGGATATCTTTCTTTAGTTAAAGGGACTTCCAAAGTCACCAACAAATAAACCACCAAAATTAGGTTGTTGAAGTGGAGTTGAATCCCCTTCTTTAACAACAACCATAGTATCAGGAACGCTTACCTTTGGCATTGGATTTTCGTCATAGAAGACTGGGCGAGCAAAGTTCCCTGCATACATGCAGACATATCTTAGCGCGTCAGCAATGTGGTCATCGACGTTACGAGTTTCGCAGTCGTCTGGTTTCGCCTTGCTTCTTGGTAGTGCCGGAATTTGTTCAATAAACTGTGGGCACGTATCTTCAAAAACGTGAATCATCGGGCAGCGTTCCCAGCCCATAGCGCGGTGCATGTCGCACGCAGGACCGTCGTTTAGGTACTGGTGTACACGTGACCAACCGTTGATACGGTCGTTGTCCGCTTTGATGATTCCGCAGCCTTCTATACCATAGATGTCTGCGATTGACATGGGAGTTCCGCGACTACCCCACATAGAGGGGTCAGCGACTCGCATGACTTCGGATTCACCGTGAGAGCGTTCTGCCTCAAGGATTAATTTTGCCTGGTCATCAGCATTGACGCCAGAAACACAGATTTCTCTGTAGACCCAGATTCGGCTATCATTGTCAACAGCAATCCACACGACCGCAAATGGGTCTCGGAATCCATAGTCAATACCGGCGTATCTAGGCCATTCTTTGGGCATGTCAAAGGAACGTACAACGTGCTTTGAGTACTGCCACTGTTCGAAGAACTGTCCGACCATTGCGTCCCAGTCACCGTCACGCATCGCGGCACGACGGCGGGGGTCTGGAATCGAGTCAAGAACAGCGTGATAACCTTCGTTAACGTGAGGGTTATCTGTTACCTTTGCCTGAATAAAGGCAACGGTGCGACTTCGCTTGCTATCCCCGACTTCTTCGGTGTAGCGTATTTTCCCTCGTTTTGTGGGATTAATGAATCGGTCTTTAAGATATTTGTGACCGACGCCACCAGGGTTGGTGGCCAAGCGAAGACCTATAACGGGAACCAAACGGCTACCCGAACGAAGACGCTCTTCAATGTGCTGGATAACAGCAGGAAGCATTTGAGAGGCTTCGTCAATGTAGAACGCCTGATACTCACCACCGAGGATTCGGGATGCGTCAACCAGGTTTTCTGCATATGTAAAGTTAATAACCGAGCCATTTGAGAACTTCAAGACCTTGTTGGTTGAGTTCCACTTGGCACCGATGTCTCTTGCATAATTCCATTTTGCAAGTTGAGCCAAAAATGACTCTTCAAGTTCCGGGTATGAACGACGGAAACAACCAATCTTCATACCAGGGAAATTCGCGGCGTTCCAGAGCGCATCCATCAAGAATGCAGCGGTGTTGTGCGTAGGAATAAGGTTTTCAGTTACCAGGAAAAGGTGGTCTGGTGAAGAAACCTTAAGACACTTCATGTCTCGCTTTCCAACACGCTCCGCAGAAACAATGTAACGGAAGTTTGTGGTACGGCGTTCTTTGCCCAAAAATGGCTCAAGACGTTCTGCTTTGCGGGTCAGGCTAAAAACCTGAACCTTTGCACGGAACTTAACGCGCCATGCAGGGCCACAGTCTTTACCGTCCAGTTTCGTACGAAATTCACGAACACTAACCTTGTGCCCAAAAGAGCGTGCCAAAAATGCTACGGCTTCGGTAATGTCTTTGTTGGTGTTAGCAAACTCAACGGTGCCATTCTTAAGGCAGTTTCCGTCAGTGTCCATCAAACCACGAAGCAATTCAAGACGTTGTTCGGCGGATGTGAAAAGGTATTTAGCCGGAACGTGCTTATTTACAAGAAGGTTAAGTTCCTTTAGTTGCTTTGAAAGCCCATCAAAGGTAACGACACGAAGATTACGTTCAAATCGGTTGGACTTTACGGGAATGCTCTTTGAGCACTTTTCGAAAATCTCATCGTCAATTCCGCAGATTCTTCCGCTTCCTGAATAACCATCACCAAGCCATGCACCAAGAACGTAAGGGTCGATTGGAAGAATGCGTTCTGGCATCTCCAACGTCCCACAAACTGGTACAGCGTGGTTGTTGCGACCGTCTGGGGTCTTAAGAGTGTCTACAATTTCAGCAGTGGTACGAACGGTTCCAGTCGGAACGTCCTTGTATTCGTAATCACGTTCGGAATTGCGCTTTTTTAACGCTTCTGAGAACTTAATCGACTTGATGTTACCGGCACGTGAAGAACGCTTTGCCTGACGGCGTTCCCGCCACTCTGGGTCGAGACGTGTCAGTTGAGCGAGTTCCTTGGCATCAAAAGTGAGCCAAAGGTGTTCATCGTTTACAATTACGGTTGAGCCGTCGTCAAAAGTAAGTTCATAACCTTCATGGTAGTGAACAGGTGACTCTTTTAGAACTTCGTAAGGCTTTCCGTCACGTCCGAAGATGGTATCACCAGCGTGAATATCCTTCAAAAGTTTGAAGCCATCGGGCGTGGGGATGGAAGTGGAGTTAATATCCAGTTCCTTACCACCACCAGCCGCACCACCATAAAGAATTGCATCAATTCTTTCGGCAGATGCAGCATGAAATACTTGCTGTCGTTCAGTCGGTTGATACCCCAAAATGCTAAAGACATCTACCTGTTCGGGGACGACTGCGTTTGAGATAAACTTACTGAAATTTGACATTACTTAATCCAGAAGTACAAAGACCAAGCCAATCCCATAACACATGAGAAAACGATAGAAAAAGCCATCGCACCCTGAAGTGCGGTAAGGTTTTCCAGGTAATTAACTCGTGCCTCTTCTTGCTTTACAGTAAGTTCATTACTGCGTTCCATGAAGGACATCATCTTGTCGTACTGAGAATCGCCCATAATTCGGCGTGCTTCAACTTCGCCTTCTCCAACCAGATTTCCCAGTTGTTGTGCAATGCTTTGCTCGGCTTCGTTGTGAAAATTGCTGTTTTCGTTCATGGTGCGCTCCTAAAATTTGAAATCGTCAACGTCCTCGTCGGACATTAACCTTCGGATGAATTCGTCGTGCGCGGTCCATTGCAAGTCCACAGGGAGTTTCCTCAACATGCTAACTTGCCATTTTTCAAAGCCCAATTGATAAAGTTCTTCATCAGTTGGGACACAATTGCACACCTCAACCGGGGTACAATAATGGCGATTCTTACTCACAAGTTACCACACTTTTTTTATTTGTCAAGTATTTAAAACTTAACGTCGGGCAGGGGGTTGCTCAGTTACAAGTGGGATGCCTTCTGAGGACT